TCAACATCATGGGTAAAGAGATGACACCACACAAGATTATGCCACGTCCACAACCGTCCTAGACCTCTTGACAACGCCTTTGTCCTGCTATATATTAATAGAGTTCTGGACTTAGAGCAAACCATGGATGACTATCTTGACTCAGAAGACTTCTACATGTTAGAACTTCTGATTGACGAACTCCATGAGCATGTGGAGCAGGGTGCTGAACTGTCAGCACATGCAGTTAACGAAAGAATTAAATCCATCTATGAACTACCGTGATCGTTATGTCACTGTCGAACTGACTGATGATGAGTTTGAACAGATCAATCAAATAGTTTCAGAACACAAGAACTTTAAGACAACAGAAATAGAGAACGTTAGAGAATGTGAAGTCGCCTTCATTGATTCTCAGGCACTCTATGATATTGTGATGTCTTATGCTACTCGTGTGAATGAAGCAGCGAACTGGTTTTTCGATCTAGACTTTGTTGAACCCTTGCAGGTGACAAAGTATAGTGAAGGTCATCGTTATGATTGGCACCAAGATGAATCTGAATGGCATCCCTTCAAGAGGAATGACCAGAAGATTCGTAAGATATCATTCACTCTTCTACTGAATGATAACTTTGAAGGTGGTGAGTTTCATCTAATCAATCAGGCAGTCCCATTAAAGTCAGCATACATGGTGTTCTTCCATTCGGATGACCCACACATGGTTGCTCCTGTGACCTCAGGCACCCGTCTATCCCTTGTAGGATGGATCCAGGGTCCCGCTTGGCGTTAACATGGTTCAGTAGCTCAGTTGGATAGAGCAACTGCCTTCTAAGCAGTCGGTCGCTGGTTCGAGTCCAGCCTGAATCGTCGGGGTTACGCCCCCCGAACACAGTAGAATAAGTAGGAGAGAGACGATCATGACGATCCAATCTAGATTTGCAAACTCTTTGCAAATCCTTCGCGATGCTGCCAACGGAGACATCTCCTTGGAAATCCAGTATCCGCATCTGTTCTCACAAGTCTGTCGCTTTTATGAAAATAAAGGAGTCAGGTTCTTTGGATCAGATGTTGAAGAAGATTATGCCTACCTTATTGACCACCTTATAGCAGACAATGTACTTGTTTAAATGAAACTGAACCCAGAACCTATACTGTATGATGGCCGAATAGCGAATCCTCGTACCGATTTTATCTACAAAGAGAAGATTGACGAGAGCGTTATTGATGGCATCGTTGACTTTTATCATACTCAAACTATCTTTGAGAAGTGGCCTGGGGAAACAATTGATGACAATGGTGGTGGCATGGTAAACACTGCTATCAAAGATTCCATAGACAACCCTGTCTTTATTGGAATCACTGATAGCAGGGTTCGTGATTTCACTGGGGAAGTGAATCGTATAGTGAATAACTATGTCGATCACTTCCCTCTTTGTTCCAAGACAAACGTCTGGAAGATGGAAGAGTTCTTCAATCTTCAATACTATAAACCTGGTGGTGGTTACCACATGTGGCACTGTGAAAGGCAGTCGTCAAGTAGATCTAATACTTACAGACACCTCGTCTGGATGACATACCTTAATGACGTACCTGATGGTGGTACTGAATGGTTCCATCAAGATTTATATGTCCCTGCTGAGAAAGGGATGACTGTCATCTGGCCTAGCGACTGGACCTTCACCCATAGGGGTCGCAAATCTGACACATCAGAGAAACTGATCGCAACAGGGTGGTACCATTTCCTATAAGGTGCTATCATTAGTCCACGTCCCACACGTCACCCGATCCATGACAAAACTCACAGTCCTGCTCGAACGATTTCCTTATCGCTATGTAGATTGTGGCATTCTAGAAAATGGTTTCAGGGATTATCGTATCCAGAAAGCAGATTCATACACAGGAAAGTACAAAGACATGTACCTGTGTGATAATGCAATGCAGATTGACACAGCAATGGAAGACTTCGAGTATACCAAGTGGTTAGATCCTGATGGAGTTCCTTGCTATCGTAGGGACAATGTAAAATCTTACAACACTGACGCATTATGACTCGAAATGAATTTGATAACGCAGTGACTGCCTTGCGGTCTGCGTTGAAAGCAGCAATTGATGATCCTACGTTCAATCGTAATGATCTCACTGAGGTATGGCGACACTATCAAGGTCTCCAAACCATCACTGAGAGGATTCCAGGAGGCGCTACAAGTGCCTTCACTCAGGATCTAGGACTCAGTACATCAGATTATATTAATTTTAATCTGAATGACACTGTTGCAGCAGCAGGCAACATTGAAATCAACACTCCTGGTCAAGACGTGATCTCGTTTGGTTGACAAATCTTAACAAATCCTATATAGTATGACCTGTTACATAACTTTACAGACTCATGACTGTTACTTCTAACGACCGTGGCCAGCAAAACATGTGGGCAACTGAACCCCGTATGTATATTGACCCAACCGAAGCGGAACGCTATGGTTACGAAACCTATGCCGAACGTGCAGAAAAACTGAATGGACGTGTCGCTATGTTAGGATTTGTTGCTGCAATAACTTCGTATGCTGCCAGTGGTAGTGTATTTTTCTTTGGTATCTTTGGTTTCTAATGCAACAAACTTATACAGAAGAGTCCCTGATCGAGACAGTTGCTGCTCTCGGATGGGATGTGAGGCATGATAACATCGTGGTTGAGGTTGGAGGAACTGTTATCTCTGGCATCCACCAAGGTGAAGAATACAATAAGAAGTGGGCAACCCCTTACGGTACTCGCAAGTACAATAAGGATGCCTTCATTGTGATCAAGAATCTGTCCAGGAATGACGACACCAAGTCTCAACCTATGGACAGACCTCACGAACCACATCACTCAAAGACACCAGACATTGTTGTTAACATGGAAGGTGGTGTAGGTGGTTCTTGGGAAGTTACTGAGGAGAACAAAGATGTTCCTGCCTGAGGTAACTTTCAAATACAGTAAAGGTGCAACCTGGGTAGACATTGATACCCACCATCTCTTCGATCGTAAGCGGTGTGTGGCGTTCTCACTGCCTGGTGCATTCACACCTACTTGTACCACACAACAACTTCCACAATACGATGAACTCTACCCTGAGTTCATGAAGTATGTTAACGAAGTGTACTGTATATCTGTTAACGATTCCTTTGTAATGAACAACTGGTTCAGTCAAGTCAAAGTTCGTAACGTAAAACCAATACCAGACGGAGCATGTGAGTTCACTAGCGCCATGGGAATGGCAGTGAACAAAGCAAACTTTGGTTTTGGATATCGATCATGGCGCTATGCCATGGTAGTAAATAATGGTGAGATTGAAAGGATCTTTGAAGAACCTGGTAAGGTAGGACTCTGCCCCGCAGATCCCTACTCTGTATCATCTCCACAAACCGTACTCAATTATCTTAAAGAACAATGAACGAAAAAGCAGAACGCATTAATGGATGGGCAGCAATGCTCGGAGTCATCGCAGCACTCGGTGCATATGCACTGACAGGACAGGTTATCCCTGGTATCTGGTAAACTAAATAAATCTGTGTTGAACGCAGATCAATGGAGAGATACGCATTAGAATTTAATTTGAATGGTAGATGGATCAGATTGAAACACTACAATAATCTCACTAGAATCAAGGCAGAGTTTTACATTTATCTCTGCTCACGAATGAGTATCTCTCCCACCTGTAAAAAAGAACTACGTTGTGTATCACTATGATTGAAGATTGGAGATACAATCCTGAGCGCCTAGATGATAGGCGCTTTTGTTTAGCCGCCCTTGTCATGCATGGGTGTCAGATTGATAGAAAAGTATATGAATTCTGTCATGACTACACATCCAGCGGTGCATGTCAAGGCATGTTGAGTCAGTTCACAGAAGGCAAGGGTGCCCCTGAGGCATTCCGAATCGTCTATGATGCCTTCCAGTCCTGGTTGATCGAGACAGATCAGGGGACAGATTACGAACTGGTTCAGCAGGAAGGGGTTGACAAAATCGGATAATGCCTATATATTATATGAGTCGTTACAAAACGACACACAACACGCCTTACCAAGACTAAACAGCGTGTCTAAACAACAGTCTTTCATACCTGCCTCTGAGGGTGAGACAGGAATAATTTACTAGTGTTTCCCTGCACTCATACCTAACCCTTTTTTAAAATGTCCACGCTTTCAAGACAACAACAATCAACTTCCTCGTGGGAATCGTTCTGCGAGTGGGTCACCTCCACCAACAACCGTTTGTATGTTGGTTGGTTCGGTGTACTGATGATCCCAACACTGTTGGCGGCAACCATCTGCTTCATCGTTGCTTTCGTAGCAGCACCTCCCGTCGATATTGACGGCATCCGCGAACCAGTTGCTGGTTCACTCATGTATGGCAACAACATCATCTCTGGTGCAGTTGTCCCAAGTTCAAACGCAATCGGTCTCCACTTCTATCCCATCTGGGAAGCAGCATCACTCGATGAGTGGTTGTATAACGGTGGTCCTTTCCAACTCGTAGTCTTTCACTTCCTCATTGGTATCTATGCATACATGGGACGTGAGTGGGAACTCTCATACCGCCTTGGTATGCGTCCATGGATCTGTGTTGCATACTCAGCACCAGTCGCTGCTGCAAGTGCAGTATTCCTAGTCTATCCGTTCGGTCAAGGTTCATTCTCCGATGCTATGCCTCTTGGTATCTCTGGTACTTTTAACTACATGCTTGTATTCCAGGCAGAACACAATATCCTTATGCACCCGTTCCACATGCTCGGTGTTGCTGGGGTATTCGGTGGATCT